CGCTTGCAGGCACACTGTAGTAACCAGCCGCCCCAGCCCCTTGACAAAAGTACCCAGAGCCACTTGCTGCAGCGCCATTGCTGGCTGCAGTTCCAACATTGTTAGGTGTTCCAGACACTGCAATGACTCCATTGCCACCAGCACTGCCCGCGCTTGGGTATGCAATAGACCCCTGGTATGGAAGTTTTGTCCAAGTTCCAGTCACAAATGTTGTTGGGGTCACAGTCCCAGCGTTTATGTTGCCGCTGGTATTTGGGGCATCAACCCCGTTTCCACCGTTTAGTGATAGCAACTGCGTGCCCCATACCACGCTGGCATAACTCCCAGCAGTTCCAGCGATTCCGTAGGTTGGATTGCTTCCCTGTGTGTTGGATGCGCCACCACCGCCAGCCCAATAAGTGGTTCCAAATGAGGTGGTGCCACCTGCGCTTGCTGCTCTTGGCGGTTGATTGCTCAGTGCTGTTCCAGTGGTGACTTTTGTAAATATATTTGCTGTTCCACCGCTGCCACCAGCGCCAACACTAATTGTGTATGTGTCAGCATCGCCAATGTATAGGTTTGGCAAATACAGATAGCCACCACCAGCACCGCCGCCACCTCCGGCTTGCCTCGTCCCGCTGGTGTTTTGTGCAACCAAGCCCCCGCTTGCCCCGCCACCGCCGCCGCCAACTAATACTAGCGTTACATAGTCAACGCCCACTGGTCTGCTCCAGGTGGTGCTGCTTGTATATGTTTCTGCGATTACAAAAGATTGCCCACCACCACCCTGTGATGTCTGCAGCAGGATGGTGTTGATATCAAATGCAATGCCGCTGGTAACGGCTGCCGTTGCCGTCAGCGTAAAGGTCAGGTCAACATAGGCTGCAGAGATTCCAACCGCCGCCGTGCCTGCGGTGGTAAAGCCAGTAATGCTACTAACCGTGCCGTTATCAAACACCGTGCCGATTGCCTGCGTGCTGAGCTGTGTGCCAGTGTGGTCATAATAGGTGGCTTGCAGCTTGAGATTGCACTGCGTGGTGCTTGAGTATGTGCCAACCTTTTCAAGCGTGGCAATAGCCTTTTGGCGCAGCGAAAGGTTGTCATCAGAAATAACTGCTGAGCGCGTGGTGATGCTTAGCGTATCACCGCTTGCCGCAGTACCTGGGCTCATCCTCAGCGCATAAGTATTGGTGGTGGTATCAAAGATGACTTGCGCCGTCATTATTCCATCGGAATCGTCAATTGGCGCAGACCAATACGGCAGCGGGTTTTCGTTACTAATTACATCCTCAACCGTTGGCGGGAGCAAGTTGAAGGTACCGTTTGCAACGCTAAAGAGCGTTTGCGCAAGCGCAGCAGGGCCTAGCGGTGAGCCGCCAAACTCATTGTCAGCGCTGATGACTGGGTTGCCAGATGAGTCAAAAACACCGCCGCTGGTAGTTGCAGCAAAAGACGCATCAGCTCCAAAGCGTGGCATTTATCTCCCCCTATTTAGCAAGTTTGTCAGGATGCTTGCCGGCTTGCGGTTGAATGTAACCGTAATATAGGAAGTAAAGCTGCCAGGCTGAAGCCCCCAATCCACCTGCTCAATGCGGTACAGGCCGCTCAAGCCAAGCTCAGCGCAGGTGATGTCAACCCACTGCCCAGGCTTCCAGCCCTCAACTAGGGCAAAGGTTGATGCACCAGTTTGCGCATAGCCGCTGTTATAGCCATATTGGTTAAAGGATTGCGTGCCTCGCCCGCGTACGGTGAATGAGCCACTAAGGATGGGCTTGTGCCGCTCTAGGAAAAAGGCGGTAGCTACGCGCCCAACCTCAGCCTGCACATTGCTGCTGCGCGTTGGCGCTTCAATCACATCGTCAAAGCGTGGTGAGAGCGGGCGCAGCGTATAGCCGCTGTCAATGTAGTTGAGCACCTTGGTTGCCGCTGGCTCATTGGTGACTGAGGATGCGATAACCAGCGCCTCTTTGGTGGTGCGATAATCCCAGTCAAGCACAAGGTTATCAACAAAAATAGTGGCTGCCGCAGTGGTGGTGTTGGGGTTTTGCGTGCCGCTCGTAATAATCTTGTATGGAGCGGTGGCATAAGTGGGCACAGCGGTTGGGTCAGTCAGTAAGTAATTGAGCCGCCCTGCGGTATCAACATAATAGCGGCGCTCTTTGGAATCCATACCGCTGTATGTTTCAACGATTGAATCAAGCGCCGCCCGCAGCGTGCCCGCAGGAAATGCAATGCCAGCCTGGTTTGGTTTCGTGCTGCCAACAATCTTGGTGGTATTTGTGGTTTTGAGCAGTCTGTTTAGCGTGTAGTCATCGTTTTTATTTGCAGAAACCACGCCCAGCATCTTGGTGACGGCTGATGTTTCGGTTTCGTTTCCGTTGATTCCAATGCTGGATTGCCCCGCGCCAGAGGCTGGGGTTACCGTGCTTGAGCCTACGGGCTCCATTCTGATATACGCGCCTGGCGTGCTGAATGTGCCCCAAGTTGTTACCCTCGCCCTTGCAAGAGTAACGGTAATTGATGCTGTGCCTGATGACTGCACAGAGTCACCGCTAAAAACTTGTGAGTCAATCAGGCGCTCTAGGGTGTCATTAGTATTTTTAACGCCTACCACCTTAATAGTTTCCCCGCCTTTCAAGCCGTGCGCCTCAGCAAGTGTGAGCTTCACCTGATTTGCTGAGCGGGCGCTTGCTCGCTGCGCGGCAGTAATGTCAATTTCACTAACGCCGCTGCTGTTAGTGCCAGTTTGATTGAAGGTAAAGGTGGTTGGTGTTGGCACGGTTGCAATCGTAAAATTGCCGTTAAATGATGTGCCAGAGCCACCAAGCACATTAGTGATTGTGACAGACATACCAACAGAATAATTATGATTTGAAACGGTGCGGATTGTGGTGACATTGCTGGTGCGCGTTACGCCACCACGCGCCTCACTCGCAATGCCCTTGGCACTTACCGGCTTGCCAAATACCACCAAGCGGTCAAGCGCGGAGTTGACATCAGCGAGCGTAATATTCGCCATCGTGCCCTGCCCAGAGCCGCTGAGTTGCGCGTTAACGCTGGATAGGGTACCCAAAAAGAGCACATCAGTGCCATCAGTGGCTGGCGCGGTGCCCGTATCTTTTTGGATAAGGCGCACGCGCGCTTCATCAGGGGTGAGCAGCCACCACGGCCCTGCGGTTGGCGTGTCATCCTGCAGCACCATAAAGCTCATTGTTGCCCCTGCCCCGTCACCTGATGCTGCCATTTGCACTGAGCCTGTTGGCACATAGAGTGCAGAATTACGGGCGGTACCGCTGTAATTAATCAGTGGGTTGAGCACATCCTGCGAGAGCGCCGCAATGTAGCTGCCGTCAGAGTCAGTTACGGTTGCAGTACCAGCAGAGCCTGAGCTGGTGAAGGTAAAGGTGGTGCCACTTGGGGTGGTGGCAACCGTCCACGCTGAATTCATTGAAGTGCCGGCGCTGCCCGTGATTCCCTCAAGCGCGATAACCGCACCTGGCACAAGGCTATGGGTTGAAGCCGTGGTTACGGTTACGGTGCTGCCAGAGCGTACCGCGCTTGCAACAGCAGGGCAATCAATCCAAAGCTGGTATGGCGCAACGGCTGGCATTTACGGGTAGAGCCGTGAGTTGCCGCTATTCTGCGCCTGCCGCCCAAGGTAGCTATCGGTGCTCTGCGCAATGGTCTTGCCGTCAAGATTTACCTGAAGGTTGGCAGTGAATCCACTGCCTGTGTTTGCGCCCAGACCAAACACATTTGAGCCGGCTGCAGCGTCTTGTGCCGTTTTAATCTTTGCCTGAGATTCAGCGGCACCCACCTTTGTGAGTGCGTCAACCACCTTGGTGATGTTATCCACCAGCCAAATCAGCGCGTCAAAAAATGGCTTGGCAATGGCAAAGGCTGCCTCAATCGCCTTGCCCATCAGCTTGAATGCGCCAGCAAGCGCACCATCACCGTCACCCCAGAGGGCAGCGATAAGGTCACCAACCTTGGTAAACAGAATGCCTAGCGATTCACCAGCCGCCTCCATCTCTGGCTTAAAGTTTTCCACCACCTCGCCAACAACCTTGCTGACTGAATCAAACAGCCCGCCGGGCGCGCTCAGGTTTCCAATAACCTCAGCCATCTTATCGCCAAGGAATCCAAGCCCTTCCTCAACTCCAGGAAGCACATTTGTGGTGAGGAAATCAAGCCCGTCATTAACAATGGGCAGCAACTTTGCGCCCATATTTTCCATTGCCTCATTCAGCCTGATTTGCGCAGCCTCAAACTTTACGGCTGTGCTGTTGGCAATCTCATCGGCAACGCCTGCATACTTTTCGCTGGCTGCGCGCAGGATATCCTGCTTGTTTGCGCCCTTTTCAACCTCAATACCAAGGCTTGCAATTCCCCTTGTGCTGCCCTGTGATGCCTTGCCAAGCGCCATCATCACCGTGCCAACATCCTTGCCGGTTGCAGCAGCAATGTCTGCCGCAATCGCGTTGGCTTTTAGCAGTTGGTTTTGCTTGGTAAAGAATCGGCTGCCTACCTCAAGCCCAGCCCGCACATCGTCATCAGTCATCCCAAGGCGCTGGAACGCCTTAATCTGCGCCTCAATCTTTGGGTTGAGCTTATCCATCTCAAAGCCGCGTGCCTTTAGGGCGGCATTGAGCCTAATGGTGGCTTTCTCATCCTCTGCCGCGCTCTTGATTGCGGAGATTGCCAGCGCCGCAAGGGCGGCTGCAGCGGCTGCCGCACCGGCAACAATCGTGCGGAATGCAACGCCAGCGGCACCGCGTAGGCGGCCCATACTCTTGCCAATCTTGCCCATCACCGCGCTGGCGGCATCCTTGGCAATGATTGCAAATACTGCGGTGCTAGTTGCGCTTGCCATTAGTATTTAACCAGCCTTCCAATCATCCCGAAAAAGTCTTTGGCGGTGGTGCCCATCCCTGCGAGCTGCCCGCCACGCCTGAATTGCAAAATCCTACCCCTGAACACATCGTTATTGTAAAACGCTTCCACAGTATTGTGGAATGCATCAACCGCCTTTTGTTCATTGGTCTGATTATCTACCGCCTTATTGACAAACTTATTGGCGGTGATTGGCTTGACTGCAACCACGCCACGCTTGGTGGTGCGTTTGCCGCTCGTCCCCTTCACGATAATCCACCTGTACCAGGGGTTTTTCTTTGAGCCTCTGCCGCTAAAAAGCGAGCCCACCACCGCGCTTGGCTTGGCGTACCGTCCAGCCTTTGCCTTTACGCCGGCTGCAAGGTTTCCCGTTTTGCCACGCGGGGCAAGTGCCTTAATCGGCTTGGAGTAGGTGCGGGCGGCATTCACCGTAGCCATAGACATTAAGCGCCTATAGGCAGTGGGGTTTGAGCCCTCTAAAAAGCCCAGCTCATAGGCTTTAAACTTAGGGTCAACTTTAAGCGTAAAGTTAATGCCGCCTTCAGCCACGCGGGTATTTCTCCTTTGGTTGTAGGTCTGCCATCAGCATAAAAGTGCGCAGCAAATCGCCAGCCTCCCAATCCATCACCTCGTGAGGCGCTTGCCCAAACTCTTTTGCCACTAAGTGCGCCATCAGGATGGGGTGCGGCTGGATTGCGCGGCCTGCAGCTAAGCGCTGCGCATCCAGCCTCAGCGAGGGGGGAGGGCTGC